AGGAACCGCAGCAAGGCGCATACGAGCGTGTGCCTTAGGGTACTTCAAGTACAGACAAGCTACCTCCTGAATAACTACTGCATCGGTGTTACGGATGCCAGCCGCCTTCAAGTCGAGTACGTTTCGTGTCCAAGACAAGTGTACTCGCTTAACCAAGAACTCTGGATCAAGAGCAAATCCGCAGTCACTCATGCCGAAGAGGTCGAACAACTCTGAGTGAATCATCAGCACCTCACCGAAGTCGGTCTCCCAACTCTTAAACTTCAACTTCCAAATATCAACGGTGTCCTTCAAGCGGAACTTGTCAGAATCAATCTTACTGAATGCACTCACAAAGTCAGAACCAGCGATAATCACCTTGCGTTTGTTGCCGATACCAGTACCCACAAACAAGTCCTTGGAAATGTCAACCAACTCCAAGTCGGTAATCACTCGCTCATTCTTGTTATAGCCCTTCTTAATATCGTCAGCAGTAGCAACATGACCTACCTCAATATCCTTACCAGCCATCCACCATATACCCTTGGTAAACCACTGGGCAGAACCATCCTTGATTTCGTGCTTGATGCAAGCCATATCACCGAAGAGATAAGTACCCTCCATAGCAAGACGCATATCATAGATGCTATCCTCCTCAATGTCTGAGAAATCCCAATCCACTCGCTTAGCAGCAATCTTGTCGAAGGTGGTCTGTTCGACCTGAATCATGAAGTTCTGACAATACTGAATCTCAGATGCAGGAAGGTTGTTGAAACGACCTGTCTGAACGTCCATTTCGCCACAACTCTTTGCCATACGGATAAGTTTCTGACCCTTCTTCAAGGCTGGAATACCGATAGCCTGCTTATTGACCAACTTACCATTTACAGCATACACAATCGGATAACCTTCTGTGTCCTTACCGCAAACGCAGAGTTCCAAATCAGGAGTAGGAGCATCAGTAATGGTAGAATATACAACACCCTTATAGTTGGTAATCGCCTTCACACCTACCACTCGGATGGTATCATCAAGCGTAAACATGGTAGGGTCTTCTACCTTCAATACCATAGACGTACCAGTACTCTCCACCGTTTCTTCCTTCACGGTTGTCTTGATAGGACGTGTACCGATACTCCAATACTCAACTACAAACGAGTTGGCAGACTTGGTTGTCGCATAGCGTGAAATCTGGTCAACTGGAGTAGCCATCGGGCGAATCTTGGTAATCTTCTCATCAATGTCGTTCAGATAATACTCCGTGCCATTCTCGTTAAAGTGCTCACGTCCCTGAGTCTCGCTCTTGATACCTTCACTCTGACGAGCAGCACCACCATTGCCAGCCTCACCAGCAGCAGGAGCACCACCAGCCTCAGCAGCAGAACCACTCTCGGAACTACCGCCATCAGGAAGAGCCGCTTCAGCCATGATAACCTGACCATTCACTCCAAAAATAACTGCCATAACCATCAGGAAAATGGAAAGCAGCCGATTAAATGTACTTTTCTTCATTGTTATTCTGAATATTAATTAAACATTATATATTATCTTTTCACCTTATCGAATTATCTAATGTGTGTTCTCTTCTCGTTGCCACGCTCCCAGACGTTACCCCTTCGTGATACCCTGCCCACGGCACCAAGGTCAGGCTGGTTATCCGTCTGCTTGGTCTCTGCATTGGCAGAATCAAGGTCAGCAGTACCATCGCCCTTCTTTCTCAGTTCAAGGTTCTTGACGTGCTTGCTGTTCTTGCCACGAACTTCACCCTCATGGGCAGCATCAGCCACATCGGTATCATGATTCTTTGCCTTGATGAACGCAGTAATCATTTCCTCAGTAAACTTGCCCGTCACCACATTGCGCATAGTCTGAAAACATTGGTCGATAGCATTGTTCACCGCTTCCTCGCCATACTTCTCTTCCAATTTGTCGAAGACTTCATAGCTGGAAGGCATGTTCTTGTCATACTCCTCCTGCAATTTCTTTCCGTTGGCAGCATTCTGCAAGAACTCCGACTGAGCCGATGCAATCTCATCCGCATTGTCAGGGTCAGAATAGTAGTCAATAGCATCCTCGCCATGCGTGCGAATCAGCTCAGCGTAAGGACTCTTGCCAGCCTTCATCGCTTGAAGGAAGGTAGCCGCCTCAGGGTCACTACCAAGCCAATCGCCCATAGCCTTCTCGTTATCCTTGTAACCCTGCAAAGCCTTCTGGTCGGCATCATAATCATCATTGATTGCCCCATAGATAGACTCATCATCCGCATACTCCGTATCAGGATGGCGGGTCTTCAAACGCTCCAAAGCCAAGTCTCTCTTGGTCTTGGTGTCTTGCTGTTTTGCAGCACCAGCATTCTGCTCTGTATTTGTATTTCCGTCCATATATATATGTATAAATTTATAAATCAATGCCCAAAAGTAACACTTTTCAACTTATTATTAATCTTATCCGTTAACTATACTTAATCATATCCGATTAATTTGGTTATTTCAATACATTTTTGTATCTTTGCATCATATACGATGAAACATAAAGGCTCACGATGTGACTTTACAAAGGAACGTGACGCTGACATATTGAGGGCTTACAAGAAGATTATATCAGTAAGAGACAATATAGGCATCTTGGAGATTGAGCGAAGACTATTGCAATCTCCAAGCAAACGTTTTTGGGTTTCCTCTGACCGAGCATACAACGTAATTCTCAACATGCTCAATGGTAAATCCATCAGCAGCATGAATCCGCAGAAAAGAGCAATGTTTCAGGAGATTTTCCGAAGATACAAGATTTATTCCAAGGAGCATCCTTCTCTCACCAAGATGGATGCCATTTGGCATGTGTGCAATCAGGAAGCACCGAGTTTCTATCTCACTCCAAAATCCATGCACGTCATACTTCATCGGGTGAGGAAGGAGGAGAAGAAAAGATGCTACGAACTTCGTCAGAGAAGATTGCGCTTTATACAGGGTACATTATAATAATATGTATCACGCTCATAGGATATGATGGCATGGGTCTCTTTGAAGGTTGCTCTATTCTGAACCGACTAAGCTACCCTTTCTTCCATCAGAACATCTTTCATGCAGCCATCAACCTCTATGTGTTTCACCAAAGTTACCGAGCCATTCCTTGTGGAGTCGGTCACTTGGTGGCATTCTATCTCATAGCCATCAGCTATCCCTTCACTTCATCCGTACCAATCATCGGTCTCAGCGGATTTATCTATGCTTACATGGGCTTTATTGCTCCCTATGTAGATAATAAGGTAAGATACAATCTCACCATTCTCCTATATATCTGCATTGGAATCTTCTTCCCTTGCATGGCAGTTGGAGTCCACATCTATTGCTATGTACTTGGTCTGTTGTGGGGTTATCTAAATGCACCGCTATGCCAAGACAAGTAACCGCCAAACTGACTGATGCTGTAGACAAACATGTACTGGGCATCCTGAAAGAGAACGAGAAACGAATCAAGGAAATCAACACACCCTTCAATCCTATCAAGGGTGAAGGGTGTGGAGATAAGCGATTCCTTCTCTTCCTTCCTGATTTCCCGATTCAGAGACAGCAGCTTCCAGTTTCCATGAAGAAGATTCCGCTCGTCAAGATGCTCATCGAGTTTGGTAGCTGCAAGGCGGTAATCGAGGAACTGCACAAGGATATAGACGAGCCGTACAACCTAGAGGAAGAAATGGAGCAACTGGTGGAGCAGTTTACTCGCATCAGAATGAAACACGACCCCTTCTTCTTCTTCGCCACGTTCATCTATATCAAACCGAAAGGTGGAGGTCTCCCATTCCGCTTTGTTGTGAGAAGACCGCAGAGAAGACTACTCAGATGGCTGGAAGAGCGAAGAAAGAAGAATCGCCCTATACGTCTTATCCTGCTAAAAGCAAGACAATGGGGAGGTTCAACGGTTATTCAGATGTACTTCTTGTGGCTGCAACTCATGTGGCAGAAGGGTCTCAACTCGCTCATCGTGGCTCAGGTCAAGGACACAGCAGAGACCATCCGAGGTATGTTCGAGGAAGCTCTGAAAAACTTCCCTACCAAGTTCCTCTACGAAATGGGAGAAGCATTCTCTGAGAACGAACCGAAGTTTGTGGGTGTGGGAACATCAGGAAACGTCAAGAAGGTTCCTCAGCGATTCTGCAAGATTAAGGTGGGTTCCATGGAACGACCGTTATCTGCCAATGGTGAAGACTACAACTTGGTTCACCTTTCCGAGGTGGGTTTGTGGAAGAAGACAGACGGAAAGTCTCCTGAGGAGGTGGTGCAGAATGCTACCAATGGTATCTTGTACCGACCATACACGATGATTGCCTATGAATCCACCGCCGATGGTACTGGAAACTTCTTCCACAAGGAGTGGCTTGCAGCAGTCAAGGGAGAATCTCAGTTTGAGCCATTCTTTGTTCCTTGGTACGAGATATACGATATGTATCATCTTGAATTTGAAAGCAAGAAACAGAAGGTAGAGTTTGCCAAATGGCTATACGAGAACCGCAATAATACCAACACGATGTCCGACCGAGAAGAGCCAGGAACCTATCTTTGGAAACTATGGAATCTTGGTGCTCCACTTGAAGCCATCAACTGGTATATTGCCGAGCGCAAGAAGTTCACCGACCATGCCGATATGGCTGCTGGCTACCCTACCGATGATATTGAGGCATTCAAGCATTCAGGAGCCAAGGTGTTTGCCGAAGACAAGGTTGACAAGTTCCGCAAGGGATGCCGTGCGCCTAAGTTCATCGGTGATGTTTATGGCGACGGATATAAGGGTAAGAAGTGTATGCAGAATGTCCGTTTCTGTGAAGACAAGCAGGGGCAGTTGTGGATATGGAGCAAACCTGAGACATTTGATGATTGCAAGGTGATCAACCGCTATCTAGTTGTAGTGGATATTGGTGGACGTAGTAAGAATGCCGACTGGTCTGTTATCTGTGTCTTCGACCGATATTGGATGATGGAAGGTGGCAAGCCGTATGTGGTAGCCCAATGGTATGGGCATATTGATATGGACTTGCTGGCGTGGAAGGCGGCTCAGATAGCAAAATACTACAACGATGCTCTGTTGGTGATTGAATCCAACACATTGGAGACGAAAGACAAGGAGCATATCTTGGAAGGTGGTGACCAGTCTGAGTTCATCCTGAATCAAATCAAGGACGCATACGACAACCTCTACGCACGCAAGCAGAGCGAATCAGACATCAAGAATAAGGTTCCAGTGAAGTACGGATTCCATACCAACGTGGCAACCAAGCCAATGGTTATCTCAGTATTGGTTCAGGTTATCCGTGAACAACTCTATGTAGAGCGAGACGATAGATGCTTAGATGAATATCTCACCTACGAGAAGAACGGAACCGTATATGAGGCGGCAGACGGAAAACACGATGATTTGCTCATGACCAGAGCCATCGGACTCCACATCTGTTTCAATGAAATGGAAATGCCTAAGATGATA